CCTTCGCCTACTGCACCAGCTACAAGATCTGTAGTGGTGTTTTCGTCTAGGGCATCTTCTAGCAATTCGCTAACAAATGACCAAGAACGCGGTGTTGCAAAAGAACGACTTGAACTTTTAGGATCAAAGTCATACAAGTCCTTCTTTGCAAATGTCAAGTAACCTACAACGTCTGTATGCTCACCATTTGCAACTGCCCAGTTAAACCAGTCGTCAAAGTTAACAGCAAGCTCCAAGTGAATAAATCGGTTAGCTAACGGAGCAGGCATACGATACGTAACGCCTTTGTCTGCTTCACGGTTACCAGCGGCAACAACTGATACGTTGTCTGGCAACTTGTAAGTACCTACACGACGATTTAGAATCAGCTGGTATGCTGCCGCTTGTACGCTAGGTGCTGCCGAGTTCATTTCATCTAAGAATAGTGTAATGTGATCATATTGTGCTGCAAACTCTTCGCTTGGAAGTTCGTTAGGTGCGCCCCACACCATTGTACCTGAGTTGCTGTCGAAATACGGAATGCCTTTAATATCTGTAGGTTCCCAAAGACTCAAGCGAATGTCAATTAAATATGAATTTGCAAAAGTATCGTTAACCTGCTGTACGATATCTGATTTGCCAATTCCTGGAGGTCCCCAAAGAAAGATAGGACGTTTTTTTGTAAGTGCATGCTTGATGCTTGCTTTTGCGCCATTTGGGCTAACTGTACGTGTTGCAGTATCCATAGTGTATTCCTCTTTGTTCATCAGTGCATTTATTTAAACTATACATATATAATAACATATCTACAGTAAATGTCAACCTTTTTCATAAAAAAGAACTTGTTTAAAATCAATAACTTAGGATTTATTTTGCCTAGTAATAGCCTTTGTTAGGCCGTATTTGCGTAAATCGCCACTAAAAAGAGTGAGTTCAACTGCTTTCTTTTCGTTCGTTACTACAATACTTCTATTTGTAAGATAGTAGGGACAATCAATAAAGTTATCAAGATGTATAATAACTTGAGTAGATAACGGAACATCTCTTGGATACGGAATATCATATGTTGCCAAGTCTATTTGAGTTAGCACATCGAATCCCATTTCTGTTAATCGTAAACCGCCAGCATCTTTTCCTCTATTGTTTTTCCACCATAGAGGCATATATTCTTTTACTGTAATATCGTTTGTACTTTTACCAAGTTCTTTTAGAAAGAGCTTTGTATATACTTCTTTCCAGTTCATTCTTCTGTAACCAATTCTCCGTCAGTAAGTTTAAATACTGCAAAATCTTCACTTTTAAACATTTCGTTTAATTTTTTGGCTAGATTGTGTGCATGTCCCGGATTTGAAAAACTAGTTTTTTTGTATTTTGGTCCTGGATAGTTTGTAAGAGCATTTGCACTCTTAAGATTAAAAGCATTGCCTTTATAAAATACTGCCCAAATAGCTTCTGCTTCTAGAACTTGCTCGCTCTTATAGGTTTTGTTATTAATGTTTTCTAATATAACTGTTGGCTTTGGCCTACTCATATGCGCAATCCTTTTAATTAACTACGCATATATTTATCTCTTTACAACATTAACTGCGCAGTTAAAACTTAGATCCACCATCTAAATTAATTTGTATAACTTCATCATCAGAATTTTTAGATTCTGCAACAAGTTTTTCTAAGTCGCCGTGCAATCTACTCATTACAACACCTAGTGTAAATGCTAGAGTCTTTGCAGTAGCAATGTCTAGTTTAACTTCTCTTGCACGACTTTGTTCAGCTGCCTTTACAGCATTTAAAAATTGCTGTAAAGGAATAGTGTTTAATGGTTCAACGGTTCGCACGACTTAACTCCTGACGCATTTCAATTTCTGACTTGAACGGTCCTTTAAAGTTGTACCGTTCGATTGTAATTAGTTTAGGACAGAAGCTCTTAACCCAACCTTTGTCAAACTGAATAATGTAATAGCCTGCACAATATGCACTCTTAGATTTATCACTTTTTGTAAACAGAGGAAGTTTTCGTTTTACATCATACATTGTATTAAACGGGCTTACACTAGTTGGAAATCCGTGTACAATGTAGTTTTCATTTGAATTATTAATATAATTAGGAGTAATATCATTCCAAACAATATCTGAACCAAATTGTTTTTTCATTTGTCTTTTGTTATCGAAAAAACAAGTTCCTTTACTATTTGAAAACATATAACGATCATCGTTCCAGGACATAGTACCGATACGTTCTTCGTTGTTTTCAATAATCCAAAATTTATCTTTTAATACTGGTTTTGCTTTTAATGTCATTTAGGATACCTCGCTTGTAAAGGTTGTGCATAGGACTGCGCTTGATCTGCAATACGTTGCATATCCCATTTAGCACAAAATTTCATAAGACGCATGCCTACTTGCGTAATTTCTTTAGGCTCTACTTCTGCAATAGTAGTATTAATTATCTCTCTAATGTCTGCAGGTTGTGCAGTCAAATCACATAATACTACATTACGATTGTAATCGTCTAGCACACGATGTTCGTCGCCATTGTGATCTGTCCAACGCTGTAGCATCATGTTGTTCCAGTTAAAGCCTTTAGTGTCTTTGTCTGCATATGCTTCGTTAAGACCTACTTTGTTCTTAGTGCCTTTTGTACGCACACCGGGATAAGCACTAAACACGTTATCACTAGTATCACCGCGCATGCACTTTTCAAACAACATAAATGCAGGCACAGGTGCTGCCTTAGGCTCTTTAGTTTTCTTGTCAATTACAGGACGACCTTTGTCATCAAAGTAACCTTCGTGTGTAATTGTAGTATTACTAACACCGTTATACTGACGTACACGAGGACTAATAAGTTGTGCAAAATCGCCATCGGTGCTAATAATAACATGATCGTCATTAGGGTGTGCTTGTACCCAGCCTGCAATCAAATCGTCTGCTTCGAGCTGCGGGTGCCGCATAACAGTACAGTTAGTTTTTTCACTAACAAAGTCTTTAAACTCGTCAAACAGTTCCCAAAACACTGTGTCTTCTTCTTGCTGTGCAGGAGTAAGTGCATCACGTGCAACTTGCCTATTGCGCTTGTAAGGTTCGTAATAGTCTTTACGCCAGCTACGTCCTTCCAAACAAAATACAACATGATCTGCATTAAAGTCAGTCCATGCTTTCTTTACACTGTTGAGTGTAATATGAATTGCCATACCTGCTTTTGTATCAATATCGCCACGTACTACGTGACGAGCTCTAAAGAAAGTATTTGCTGTGTCTACTAAGACATAAGTTGCCATTGTATTACCTTGTATTGTGTTAATTTAAATATAGTATAACATAATTGTATGCAGTTGTCAAGCATAGTTTAATGCTATAGAAACTCTAGGTTCTACATTTGTGCCTGCTCTTACTGAATGTCTAACAGAGGATCTAAAAATAATTAATGTTCCTTGCTCTGGAGTAATCCAAAATCTTTCTCGAGATAGCGTGTTTATACTTTTAATATTAAGCACTGGCATCATATCAGGGACCAAAGGACTTTCAAAGATAATCTCACCTGATCCCTCTGGTACTTTAGGATAATAAACACAACTAAACACGTGACTAGGATGCGAATGAAACTCTTGATAAGTTCCAGGCATGTTAACATTGCCCCATGCATTTTTACAAACGTGTAACTGATCTGAATCATACTCGTTTGTAAAATTGTTCACGTGGGTTTGTATTTCGTCTAATAATGGAGAAAAATCTGGGTCGTCTAACAAATTAAAAGTATTATGTGTTGTATATGTATTACCTTCCCAGTCTGCTCCACCTGACGGTACTGTGTCTTGAAGATTTATTATCTTTTTAGCCCAAGCGTCATTTTCTTCTTTACTAAACAAGTTGTATTCTATATAAAAAGCTGTCGGAAAATGTAATTGTATTTCGGGCATTAGGATACCTCTGACTTTCCTTTAGCAATAGGAACAACATTGATATAACCAGCACCTCGGTTAGTATCCTGTCCTTCTTCTTCTAACATATTATAAACGATGTCACGAAACCAGCGATCAACAATTTCTTCTTCAGGATCATTGTCAACACCGTAGCCTGCTTGCACAAGTTGTGCGATAAAGTATTTGTTCCAATCGAGCTCAAAGAAGCCATTGCGAACATTTTCTTCATTCACTTTAACATCAATAACATTCACCCAAGGCTCTTTCTTGCGTGTGTGGTATTCTTTAGGATCACGTTGTTTAAGAAGTTCCATCTTGTCAGATTCAACTTGTGCTTTTTCAGCTTCAACTTTATCTAATCCTGTTATTTTTTTAAAAAAGTTTTTCATAGTCCTGCCTCCCTTGCTCTAATCATACGTTGTTCAATCTCTGCTGCCTGTTCGTCATATGTTTTGCCTACTTTAGCAGTCATTGCACGTTCATGTTGTTGATTCATAAAATATTTCTTACGTTCCCCATGCATTTCCGAATAAGGATATATGGAGTCTGGGGGTGAAGCGCCATCCTTTTTCCATGCAGACTTGCGCGACTTCTTGAACATTGAGAACATACTCTTCCGAGCGTCCGCCAAGCGGCATACAATATACTGGACACTCAACGCCGACGTCACGATATGCTTGCA